AGGTTCGACCTGTAACGGGATCAACACCAATCTCGTCGGTTCCTTCTCCAGTCCATTCTAGATTAACTCCAATTTCTTTAGCAGCTAATTCACAAAATGTACGTACTGTCTGAGTCTGTTCAGTGCTAATAACAAAGTCTTCGGGTGTGTCTAATTGCATCATGGCATGCATGGCACGAACATAATCGCGAGCATGTCCCCAGTCTCGTTTGCTGTCTATGTTGCCTAGTCGAACTGGCAAGGCCGAGTCATCAACAGCTATGCGACCAAACTGACGGGTAATCTTTCGGGTAACAAAGTTTTCGCCTCGGCGTGGACTTTCGTGATTAAATAAGATGCCTGCGCAGGCAAAAATGCCATAGCTTTCTCTATAGTTGGTGGTAATCCAATGAGCAAATAATTTGCTGCAACCATAGGGACTGCGAGGGTAAAAGGGAGTAGATTCGGTCTGAGGTGTTTCGCGAACCTTGCCAAACAATTCAGAAGTGCTGGCCTGATAGAATTTTATTTTCTTAGTAAGCCCCAGTGATCTAATAGTATCAAGTATCCTAAGAGCACCAAGGGCATCAACATCGGCAGTATACTCGGGTAGTTCAAAAGAAACAGCCACGTGCGATTGCGCAGCCAGATTATAAATTTCATCAGGTTGTACTTCATTAATGATATTCCTCAGGTTAGTACTGTCAGTAAGGTCTGCATAGTGCAGAGTAATTTTGTCTTCGATTTTTTTAATGTTTGGATGACTTACATAACTGCTGTTGCGTCGAATTAAACCATGTACTGCATAGCCCAATTCCAGCAAATATTCGGCGAGATAACTACCATCCTGGCCGCTGATGCCAGTGATAAGTGCTTTTTTCATAACGACCTTTCATCAATAGAATAGTATAATTATATATCTAGAATTTAGTATTTAAGTTTGAGCCAGGATTATTGGCATGAATTTTTTGCATGACTTCTTTGAAGCCCTGATCGGTTTTGCGTATGCCGAGTCTAACGGGATCGCCTAATGAAGGAGCACCAAGTATGGTCTTGAGGACCTGGCCCTGTGTTTGACACTCGGGGCATGGTTCGTTGATAGGTAGGTCTCTGTCCGCGATTTTAAGTACTCGTTCGAACTCGTGTTTACATGCCTCACATCTGTATGAATAAGCTGGCATACTATTATTTATGTTTTTACCTGTTCCAGGAACCTATCTCGGGCTAGATTCTTTGCCTTGCTTTCGCACTGTATATCAAAATCCTGCATGAAACCCCTGGCCCAGTCATTGACTGCTGTATTCCAGTAATAATCACTATGAGCTCTGAGTTTGCTTTTCTTATAGCCCGCATCCAGTAATTTTTGCATGTCCGGTCTGGTGTTTGGATCATGGTCCGGTATGTAGTCTTCACGACTCACGCTGTAATGCAGGGCTGGGCGAACACCACGCCAACTGTCTATTATATATCTAACAGCATCAGAATCAGGTTCTAGATATTCGCCAGTACGAATCCAATGATGATGTATGTCCAGAACCAGAGCAACATGATCACGTAGTTTAAGGCTTTCGTCTACGCCCCAGCGCATTTCATCATTTTCTATGGTTATGGTATTACGAGCTTCAGTACTTAATCGGGGCAACACAGCTAGGATGCCAGCAGCACCCTGTTTGCCAGCTATGTGCACATTGCATTTAAAATCCTGAAAACGCTGACCATAACCCATGTAGCGTATAAGGTCAGCATGATATTCAAACTCTTCTATGCTGCGTTCTATGATACGTGGATTGTCAGATGCCAGTACGCAAAATTGGCCAGGATGAAAACTAAGACGCACATCAAGAAGGCGGCCAAGCTCGCCCACAGATCTGAGGTGTGTTTGACAATAAGCTTGTACGTCAGGTCGGCGCCAAAAGTAGCTCCAACTAGGCTCAGTATAAGCAGGCAGGATATCGCTGCCAAGTCGTACCATTCGTTTGGATTCATCTAATTCTCCTACCTTTTGTATTAATAATTTTATGCTGTTGATGTTGTGCACCATGATGTCCCAGAGACGTTGCTCAGCGACATCACGCGTCTGACGATTTAACCAGGTAATAGTTGTGATGCGGGTATTCCAGCTTCGAGCTACATCATCGGGTTTAAATCCATTAATCTGCTCCGGAGTGTCAATCCATTTACAGCAAAACCCTACCCGAGCCAATATATTAATCCCACAATAATGGCCAAGGCTACATAGACAGGCCAATATGGTCCGTCATCATCATAGGTTGGGCCATAGTAAAATCCTGCCTCACGCGCAGTGCGAGGAAAGTTATGATAATTACTTCTATTATAGTCTCTGTGTCCTGCCCAGTTATCTGTACGAGAATCTTTATTAATTATCATTTTATACTCCCAGATAAATCTGCCTGAGTTTTGTCTTCACGAATCTCCAAAAAGATTGGAAGGAATAGACTAGCAGTAGTACTTGAAGATTTGTTTGTAATGCGAGCATTATACTTGATAGCCACAATCTTGCCAATAACATCCGCTGCTTTAATACTGTTACGGTCCTCATCATTAAATCCACTCCCTACGTTAACTTTGACACCACCATCGGCACTTTCACATACCAAGGCACCCAACTTACCAACATTCTTACCAGTTCCTTCTTCCCAACCAACTACTTTTAAATCACATTCTAGTTCGCCCTTGAACTTAATCAGGCTTTTAGATCTTTTATTTTCCCAGATGGCCGTGGTATCTTTTAGTATGATACCTTCAAATCCAGCAGTAAAATATTCTGTGAATTTTTCTCGGGCCTGTTCTAGATTATTCACCATGCTGTATTCTACAACATGAATTTTAGGTGAGTATATCTGATTTTTTAACCAATTAAATCTAAAATCATAGACTCGATTACTTTGGCCAGCTTTAAAATCTTCTAGACTAATAACATCCCAAAGAGTGGCATGTACTAGCTGAGCCTCGTCTAGTTTAATGGTTCCCTTGACTGCCTTGTTCAGTATGCCATTGCCAGTCTTACGATCCATGATTGCACCTGCGGCATCATGTACGGTCAACTCACCATCGAATACAACATCAGCGCCCGCAGCCAATCTAATGAATTCACTTTCTAGTTCGCCCAGGAGGTCTATGGTGCGACCATTGCGAGTTTTAAATTCACATTTACTATTCTGCACTATGGCATTGAAGCGCATGCCATCCATTTTAAGCTGCACCATGGCAGGCCAGGACATCTTGGCTATGAGCTTATCGTCATAGACAGATGCCAACATTACGGGGTATTCAAGAATCAGGCCTGGCCAGATTTTATTAATAGTAGCTTCACTAACACCACAACGTAAATCCTTGGCAATGATGCGTTCTATAACAGTGGCATCAGCAGCAAGAACACTGCCCAGAACAATTTTCAGATGCTCAATGCCTGCATTGCCTGTTACTGTTCTGCTGCTAAGCAGACTCAGTCTAGACATGGCTGAAGTTAAGCTATCTTTGTCCTGGGACTTATATTCTGGAATTTTGCGTATATAAAATTGAGTATAAGGATCATAGGCCAGTCTAAAAGCTTCACGCAGATCTGTGTTGTCCTTTTCACGCGTCAGCACTGCTTCTTTATGCAGACGACTGGCATTACTGGCAATTTCATCTAGAATATTTAATATCATAACACCATTGTATAGGAGAATGGCCAAGTTGTCAAGCTATTTGTACCGAACCGAATGCGGTTGTGTGTTCATAAACCTTTGTTTTTACTAGTTTATTTGGATACCGAATCTTAATGTCATTGACTATGACAGGTAGGTCGTCCAGGCTATTGATAAAGCCGTGCATGTGCCAGCCCTTGTTGCGACCCAGGCTGTCCATAACCGCATATTCCAGTATCAGTTTTGGCTTAAGCAGGCTATTCAATTGCGCCGCCTTCGGTATCGGCTGGTCGTTTTATTTCAATGTTGGAATTGTGCGAACCAAAATCCGGATCAACGTTGTCTTCATACCAGCCAGGTGGTTGGGAATCAGGAAGATTATTATAGCTATTGCTTTGAGTATATGCACTGGGAGTAATGTCCACATGACCATCAAAAGCAAATCCTGCTCCCTTGAGGAATAACTCAAAGTTACCTATGACATCTGGTAACATTTCAGCGTCAAATTCCAGGGTGTTGCTAAAGGTTGTTCGGCCATCGTCATTTTCATGGTCCACACTAAATCTATATCTTGGTTCAGGCATTTGTATTCTCCACTATTACGGTTGGGGTTTCAACTACATTTTCATAGAACTCTTCGAATGTACGATTTTCTTCGACTTCTTGTTTGAAGTTTTGCTTGTGATAGGTGCGCGCCATTTTTCTATATACCTTGGCATCAATGCCCGTATCGGCTACGACATTTTCAATGATGTTGTTGATTAGGTCTCGTTCGGCTTCGGCTCGAGTCAGCGCATTGCTGATCTCTGTAAGACCATCTTTGATTTGTTTGCGAATAACGGGATTATTCGCCAGTGCTGCTACCTGATTGCTCATGATGTTTCTCCTTTTTGTCTCTGATTACGGGTCTAAGGGCTGCTGCTAGTTCGGCCTGAATCATCATGGCCTTGAATATGCCACGCTTTTCTTTAGGTGCTGCAGCAATTAATTTCTTGCTTGTCTTGCTTAGGTTAAAACTACTTGTTGGTTTCATTTAGTCCATCTCCATCCTTGTTTAAGTTCTTTCAGTGTCCAGCCCTGTTCCATTAAATTTTTATCCCAGTCTTTATACCAATCAATGTCATAGACAAACGAACTGGGAAACTGTGGCTTCATTTGTTTATAACGTTTGCGTTTAAATAATAACCTGGCTCTGGTGAATGGATAAAAAGGTGGTGTTACATAACTTTTCTTTTTAAATAACTTTCTTAACCAGGTCCATGGACACTTCATAGTTCTCCCCTTGTTATCATTCTATAAATTTCCTGTCGAAACATTTCTAAACTGCCAATCTTACGCTTGTTTAATCTAATGTCATAGCCGCTGCGAATTTCTATGTTGCCCATGCTGGTAGGCAATTCATAATGACTACTATGTTTGATGCTGGGAGCTCGAGTCACACCACAAAAAGCTAAGAGCTCAGTAAGCTCACCCTTGGTGACATGACGGCTAAACCAGGCGTTCATCCGCGCCTCATCTTGGCAATGTCTACGGCATCTTCGCTTTGAAACACTGGAATACTATTTGACTTATGCAACTGGCCAATGCCAATCATGGCAGTACCAGTATACTGAGTAACTTCTTTTTTAGCAGCTATACCAGCCCCAGTATCCAGGCTAGGAATATGGTGGGTAAGGCGCTTAGGATCAACCACAGGAGCATTACGCACAACTGGATCGAATCCGGTAGCTCGTGATATTTTGGAATTTTTAGGATTTTCTTTTTTAATGTCATAGCGAACCAGTAAATCAGACCAGGCTTGAGCACTGCGGCGCGCCTTGGCAGCTGCCTCGGCCGTACGGAATTTAGGTTTGCCTTTTTTCTTACCCGTAGTACTATACATGGGTGGCAATAGATGCATGCTCATAATAATACCTCACTTAAAACTATATTATATAATAATACTAAGTTTTTGTCAAGCTCTAACCCATTGATTACAAAAGGTTAATTTTGCTTGGAATATTTCACGATTTTTACCATGCAACGGGGTTTGCTTGGCACGCAATCCACACAAGTTTGGTAGCATGGAATATTACGTGTATTTTACCAGGCTACGTTGTCTATTTTTTAGACACTTTCTCACTTAGTAAAGCTGGGAATGCTTCGCGTACCAGAGCCTCGGTCAGACCCTTGTAGTCAGAACTTAACTTTTTATCCTTGACCAGATTTAACATGTCGGCTTCGGTATGATGACAGCCTTCGAGAATCTGAATCCAGATATTTTCCTGCTGCATTTTTTTAAGACTGGCTGGTCGTTTTGGATGTCCTACTTCGAACAAATACAATCTGCGGGCTTCATTATAAAGATTGCTCTGACTTAATTCAACTGGAATATCCCGATCTGCTTTATAGGGAGCTGGACCTGGTGGTAGATCTATGACTACATTGGGATCAAAGTTTAATCTAAGAATTTGTTGTAGTGTAGTACTGTTGTATTTTTGTAGAGTGCTAATTTTTTCTGCCTTGGTTGGAGCAGCTACCACTAGCTCTAAAATTTCTGGTATGCTTAGTTTCATTAAAAGTCTCCTAGACTATCAATTAAGTTTTTCATGCGATGTTCCATGAAATAATTTAACAGTTGTGATTTATCCTTGCGTGGCTGAGTTTGCCAGGCTGTTATGATGTTGTTGCGAACTGTATCTGGAATATATTCAAAATCTATGAGATATCGATTACGCTGAAAGTTACGAGCAGTTTCAGTATCTACATGAGTGGTAAATTCGTCAGGGTTAATGGATAACCAGGGTTCCATCTTTTTAGTAGTAATGGGTCTTTGTCGTGCATCGGTGGTAAATGTATCGTCGGCCGACAATATGTTGGGGATTCCGTCGCCTTTATCACCCTTGATGATATGTTCCATGAGATAGTGCTGTATGCTCTGGTCGGGTTTAATCCATTTTTTATGTATGGGACTGAACTGAGATACGTTCTTGTATTTTTGCAGCTGTATGAAGTCATGATCACCACTTAGAATAAGTACAGGTTGGGGTTCAGGCTCGCCAAATAGTCCCTCGGCGCTTTTAAATCCATTAGTCTGAGTCCAAAGAGTCAGTATGGCTATGACATCGTCGGCTTCGGCACCTTCGACATCTATGACCTGGTATGGGAAGAATTGATGTAATTCAGCTTTGATCTCACTGAGAGTGTCAAAGATCAGCTTCCAATCGAAACCTGAGTCCTGACGAGCCTTTTTACGGCTGGCTTTGTAATAGGGGAATTTATCTTTACGCCAGTATTTACGGTTATCACAGGCTATGACTAATTCACCAAATTCAGCACCAAATTTTACCTTGTAGCTTCTAATGGCATTAATGATCATGTGACGTATTAGATCCTTGCGAATCTCTACATCGGTTCGTCCTGCGAGCTCGGCCATTAGGGTACTTATGGCAGTCTGATTAAAATCAACAATTATCATATTAAACTTTCAATTAATTATACTATATTATATATAAACTTCTATTCAGTGTCAAGCTTTTTATGTTTGGGGGGTCGGCGATTCCGAGTCTTTTTTCGGTCCGTATGCGCACCAGAGGCACTTCTTTTGGCTGTAAGAGTTTCGTGATTTGGGTCACGGGGTCGTAGTAGTATGGCTGGTATTTCAAATTTAAACTTAGGCACAATCACTCAGACTATCTATCCAACGGCGATTACAATGCTCTGTGGCTGTTTTTTCTTCGCAGGGATAGGTAATTTTGTAATTTGGGTCTAGAGCTGCTACTGCGGCTTCGTGAGCCAACTCAGTTGCAGATTTTTTAACGAAAAAATTATCAATGTTTTCGTCTATAACTGTATTTGTCTTTTTATTGAATTCCATGATTTCACCTTGTGGGTTAGTTATATAGCCAGCTTGTGACCGGTTCGAATATTTATCTTCAATGTATGTTTGGTACGACTAATTCAGCGGTTAGCTTCCATTCTTCAACCTTAGCACCGCGTGGTACATCAATGCCATCTACTATGGCTTTTTGTACAAATGCCATTAATAACTGATTGTATAACTCGTCGGGTATTTCATTTATATCAAGTTTAATTTTCATAATTTATCCAGACTTTCTTTTTATAAAGGTTTCCACCAAAATCTATTACCTCTGATTCTTTTAAAAAATGCATACCATCTTTTGTTTTTGTCTGATACTCGCATTTTAACATAGCGTCTACTAGACTTAGATATTACCCGCTTGGCACTACATCTATAGACTATCATAGTACTCTCAATAGAATGGTATCAGCATTGATACGACCATTTAACTTGGTCTCGGTTGTGGTTAGGTCACTGAGTATCTTGCGGAGCTGTACTTTGCCAGCGTCTAAAACCTGTTTGGTAACAACATCGGGTTTTCGTAAGGTCCTTTGCACACTGGTTTCTGGATCATAACCCTGCAGGCTGGTTCCTCGTACACTAAATCCAGTACTGCCCGTGGCCAAATAACAGCCCAGCTTTTTATTTTTAGTATTGTACACCCACAACTGCTGAGCACCGACAATGCCTGGTGCACTTACGCTGCTTAGTCCTAGTTCACTGAACTCTTTTAAATACTGAAGCTTGGCTACCTGTACACCAGCTGGCTTGGCTTTCTTAACGCGAACCTTCTGATTGGCTTTCTTAAAGTCGGCCCAGCGTTGGCCATCTTCAATCAACTCCAGAAGGAAATTTTCTAACCGACCTCGCTGAGCCGCTGTATAACAGCTATAAGCTTCGGCCAATTGTTCATCAGTTGGCACCTGTGCTATTTCAGCGATGCGGCCATTCAATAAATCCTTAACTGCTGTTCCAAATACCTTGGGACTATTAGCACCCTGTAGATACTTAAATAAGTTAAAATCAGTCTTACGACAATCATTTAATATGAAGTTATCAATCTCACCTTCGAGCTCACCCAAGAACTCTGATTGCTTGGCAGCTAATGCATCCTGTATGTTTGGTCGCTTGGGTGCAGTATCCTGCACTGGTTCAGGTGTAGCTTTTACACTGTGTTTTAACATCTCAGCCACAGTCTCTGTGAGTTTAGTAGCGTCTCGGGGACTTAGTTTAGCTCCATGTTCAGCCAGCCGAGCCAACCAACCATATACTGCTCTCATATAAAAGTCTGGAACAGCGTCAAAAGCCTTGACATCATTAGGCTGATGCTTTTTAATCCAGCTTCGCAAATAGGTTCTAGAAGTCTTGAGATCCTTTTCATAGTTATACCAGTTAAAGGCTCGCATCAGTGTAACCGTATAACCA